TAAATCCTTCAGCAATTCCTTTTCCTAATCCAAGTGTACCAATTACGCCTAAGTCTCCTAAGTCTCCTAAGTCTCCTAAGTCTCCTAAGTCTCCTAAGTCTCCTAAATCTCCTAAGTCTCCTATGGTTGATAGAGAGTGTCTTAATATGTTAAGGCAAATGCATAATGGAAAAAAAGAATATATGTTATATAATTCATACAGATATGATAAACAATATTTAGATTTTAAAGAGTATAATAGTACAAATATATCAATACCTGAATTACTTAAATTTACAAAAAATAGAACTGGCAATGATATACAGATTGTAGAGATAGAAAAAAATAGAAATGGTATGACAAATGTAGGCGCTAACATATATAAAAAATATTCAGGTAGTAATCCTCCCAAAATTGGAACATTGATAGCGGCAAATTCCGGAAGACCCGGTGGTGGTTGTGGAAATTTTGACGGAACTATAGGAAATATTCATCAAAATCATAGAACACAAGAGGAAGATATAATGTCTAATTGGTTTATGACTTATGCTAATAATAAAAATATAACAGATGAAGATGAAAAAATAGAAAATTATAATAAATTATTCCAATGTACAATTTATAATAAATGGGGTCTTTTATATCCTATGACGAATAGAGGAGACAGAAAGAATTACTACAAAACTATTCAAGGTATAAATTATAGATATGCAGTACCTAAAGATTATGCAGATGCATGGATTGTAGATAATGTATATTTAAGTGACAAATTTTATCAATATAAAGGATCTCAATATATTTATGAAAACCAGTATAAAACGACATTAGTTTTTGTATCAGGACCTAATAATAATAATCCGGGAACAAAAGGTCCGATTAATTCTGTATTTAGAACATATAATGATATGACGGCAACTCGTTTTGATAAATTTATGGAAGGTGTTGAAGCAGCTTTATTTGCAGGATTAATTTCAATGGTACAAAGTAAATGTACTATTGCTCTATTAGTATATGTTAGTGGAGGTATATATCGCGGAAATCATAATATAGATGACTATAAGAATATGTTTGAAAATATCGTAAATAATTTATTAATTCATGTGCAAATTAATGGTCTTGAATTAGGTAGTTATTTTGACTCTGTATATTTAATTTAAAAATTATTAAAAATTATTTACAATATTATTAAAATATTATTTTTATATTATATATTATATAATTAAACTATGGGAGATAAATATATAGTTTTTATAGATAAAGATACTAAAACAATTGTGCCTGTTAATATAGATAGCGAATACAAGGTTACTATAGAATTATTTTTGAATAAATTTCTAAATAATAATATAATTACATTTGAATATATAGATAGTAATTATATACCTAGATTGTATTCTAATAAAACAGCAATTATTGACAAAATAATAAATTATAGTTTTAAAAGAGAATTTAAAAGCATTTGTGATATAGTAGTTTTTAATAATATAGTAGTTTTTAACACAGACAATAATATTGCAAATGCATCTAAAATTTATAATCCAGTTTATAATAAAATAAAAAGTTTATTTAAAACTCTTGAAAAATATATTAAAATAAAATATAAATCAAATAAAAAATATCCTAATCCTTCTATAAATTTACCTTTTTCTACAATATTTTCTAATCCACAGATACCGCAACCCACTCCACTTCCTATACAGCAAATGCCAATACAGCAATTACCTCCGCAAAAAATATCTCAACCCACTCCACTTCCGATACAACAAGTTCCTAATACACATGTTGTATTAAAAAAAAGGAAATAAATAATTTTTATTTAATCAATATGTCTTTGATTCCAAGCATCAACTTTTTCAATTTCTTCTTTAAGTTCACTAAGTTCTACATTATCTACTTCTTCGTTAATAGTAGTACCTACGGGCGCAGCATTTGAAGTGATAGTTTGTTTTCTATTTTCAAAAACTACATCGCGATTGTCCATATTTTTCTTATACTCTTTCATTAGAGTATTTAGTTGTGTTTCGGCATATTCTTGATTTTCAAGACATTCAGGATTTGGAGACCACGGGCACCAGCATCCTACCTGAGCAATATAAATATTAAATTTATTATCTATCTTCTTCAAAAATTCACAACGATTTTTTGCTTCCTCAATAGTATCAAAAGTACCTCTTACTTTAATTCCACGAATAGAAGTTATAAAATTATTATCAATATGATAATTCTTTTCCAAATCTTCACTATTTACTGATTTGAAGAAATTGAATTGTTCATTCATTTCTACGTGATTAAACAGGAAATTATTATTTTCTACTATAGTATTTACCATATCTTTTTGTTCAGGGTATTTTTCTTTAAGACTTTCTAGAAGTGTTTTCATATCTCCGCTGAATTTTTCAATAAATTTGCTAAAAATATATGCCTCTTTATTTACAATAACATCTTCAGGACTAATAAAAGAGACAAGGACAAAATTTTGACCTCTTATGGGTTTATCTTCATCTAAATAATCTACCTCTTTGGTTGATACTAGCACAGGGTTCTCTACATCAGTCATATTGTTTATTCTTAATATATATTATAATATTTAATCTTATATATTTTTATATTAAAATATTTTTATATGATAGAATAATGAGAGGCAATTATATGCACGTTTTTTTATATTATATATTATTAGGTTTTATAATATCTCTCCTAGCTTTATTAATTAGATCTAAAAGTTTTGAACCTATTAAAATAGTGACATTGACAATAGTTATTGCAATTATATTATATATAGTAGATTTATCTGCTAATTATACCGGTTTTCATAAGAGTTCCTATAAATTAGGTTTAAGTAACATGTAATAATTCTATAATTAAAAAAATGAGTACATAATTAAAAAAATTTTAGAAATTTCAAAAAGTTTATAAAAGTTTTAGAAAAATAAAATTATGTACTCATTTTTATAAATTTAAAATTTTAATTTATAAAGAAGGTATTATTTTATAATTTAAATCTATGCAAATCTTCTTCCATATCTGGTCCTGAACATACAATTTTTCTCTACTTTTTAATAATGGAAAATACTTTAAATACTCATTTAATCCTAAAATTTGAAAGAACTTATATAATACATAACTATATGAAAGAAAGTTTTTCCTATCCTTCGGACAATGTTTTAAAAAAGGCGCTTGAATACTTCTAAACATATTACATAACTTATCTTCTAATTCTGGACTAAATTGTGGTGTAGGTATTCCATTAATCCTATTTATAATGTAATTAATATGTTCGTAATATTTGTTTATCCTCAGTCTTTTTAGGATATCTCTCATTTTTAGATATGTTATTTTCTTTAAATCTGTAATCTTTTCCTTCTTAATCTCTATTAAAATCTTTTCAAAAATTTCATCGGGAATATCGGTACTTTCTTTTCCTTGTACTTGGTTACACCATTCTCTAAAATGATTTATCCTTTTATAGCAAAAGTGCGAAGTATCTTTTGTATTTTGTTTTAATATAGGTCTATTTTGTTCTACTAATAATAATTCTTGATATCCGCAAAAATTACAAACTATTATTGCATCATATTGCAGACACGTCATACTATTTTTACAAACTTTACAAATCTCTATATTTTCTTCCTCAACTGTTCTGATATATTTATTGTTTATTATCGCCATGTATTTATCAACTAATGAACTCTTATCTTGTATAGCATCTGTTTTATCCTTGTCGGTATCATTATCGCAAAATTCCTTTTCATAAAAATTATTATTTTCATCATTAATATTTCTATCTCTGATATTATTATTTTCGCTATTATTGTTTTTTTCTTTATCTAAATTATTTTCAACAACTTGTTTTTTATTGTCTATATTATTTAATGCTTCTAAAACATTAATCGTATTCACATTAAGACCCTTCTTTTTTTTATTATCTTTCTTATATATTTTTGATTTATTGTTAACATCTTTTAAATAATTCAGATTTTGATTAATATCTGATTGTTTGCTTACAGTATCATAATATTGAAATAATATATCACTGGTATTTTTATAATATTCTATCTCATCTAATTTATTTAACTCGTTCAACTTTGATTTTATATCTAATATTTCTTCGCTTAATTCTATATTACTGAACCATAATTTACTATTTATATCTTTGTCTGTAGTATTTTTGATAATATTTAATATATTATTTTTTTCTTCTTCGCAAAATTTTAGTTTGTTTTCGTAATACAACTTTTCTTTATCGCTTTTTTCAAAATCCTTTATCATATTATTATGCATTGCATCTAATGTAAAAGTTTCGTTTATATCAACAGATACCTTTTTCTTTGATGACTTCTCTTTAAACATCATTATATTTGAATTATAAATATTAAGGTTTATATA